ACCATCACTCAATGGGGTAGTGTTGTCATCCGGGCCAGTTGGTAAGTAAGATGACGGGACACGAAGACCACGAGCAAGACGATTGTTGAAGTATTTCAAGTCATCGATTTCGCCTAGATTCTGTCCACCTGGAAGAACTTCAACTGATGAACCGCGACCTTCTGCTGTGACAGGGAAGAAGTAATCTTCGTTCATTGACAGTGGGTTGTATGTAGCGTCAACGATTGATTGTCCGCCGTATACTGAAGGGATTCTGCGCTGGTGAATTTCATTCTTAACACGCTCAACGAATGCCATAGCTAAGTGACTTGGCATATTACCAACGTCAATCTTGAACATTCTACGTTCAGGAGCACGTTGTACACGATAGATGAGAACAGCGTCTTCTAATAGTTCTTTCTGCTTGTAGACCTTAAAGATGTTCTCAAGGATTGACTGTCCAAACGGCCAGAATCTGTCAAGCCCTTCAGTCAATGATACGTGAACAACATGTTTTGAATCTACCGCAGACTCACTCTGTCCTAATGTGAAACGTGATCCTGTAGTGTTATATGGCATTGCCGGAGTAGTATAGCCGCCGCTTTGTCCGCCGCCGCCTGAACCGCCTAAGCCAGTTGCAGGGTTAGCTGCAAAATCAGTGTTGGTCTTTTGTGCAACACTAAGATTCTGTAAGTTAATATTGATATCTTTGATGACATACTGTTCCGGCTTCTTGCCTTCACTTTCGTTAACGATTACTTTAATAACCTTAACCATGTCAATCCAGTAAAGCTTGAAGTTTTCTGGATCACGAACGAATGCCTGATCTCCGTACTTGATTACGTTGCGGAAAATCTTAAACATACGAACATCAAATTCGTTTAGCTTACACCATTGTTGAAGTTGTTTAGTAAGCAATTCTACTTCATGTGGAGTAGGGTCTTCTTTAAATTCAAAACTGAATGGTGTTTTATTATGTTCGTTTCTCTGAGTACTAAACTCAGCAATAATATCCAAACAAGCGTTAATTTCAGCATCAACATCCATCATTTCATATTGGTTGTAACGCTCAATTCTATTAGGATGTCCAGTATAGACTTCTGGTAGCCTACTCATATAATTCTTGTAGCCGAACTCAGTATTACTATAGCCGCCTGACGGGACGCCACCGCTGCTATTCCAAGCACCTGCGTTACTGTTCATTCCTGAGATAGGACTTGATACACCGGACTTGTTTAAGAATTTCTTTTTATATGACATTTTTACCGCTCTTGGTTGTTTAAGTATTTATGTTAAACCATACTGTTCTTTAATATCTTTTCTCTAGTATCGTTACCATCAGAGATAGCACTAACCATATCGCCTAGTTTACTGAGCATACCCTCTACTAATTCAGCATTCATATTCACTACTCTTTCGAGAATTTCTTTTTCCATAGTTGGCGCAGTAGAAGATATTGCGTTGGATATTTCTGGTGTCTCTGCCGGAGTTTTAGCTAATTTCGCCAATACCGAATCTTGTGTTAGTGGAGTTATCATTTCAGAGCCGTGCATTTCAACTGGATATCCAGAATCCGGACCTTTGACTAAGCCGCCTTTTCTAGCTTGTAAAGAAGATTTTTTAGGAGACTCAATGTGCATATGACTGTAATGCCCTGGTGCCTTCCATATAACTTTAAATCCATCTGATCTGGCAGAATCTGCAATTTGATCAAACTTAGCTCTTGCCTTAGGATCTTTTGATTCATTTACGCCTCTGCCGATGTTAATGTCAATTGCTCTTCCCTCATAATGGCCTCTACCTTTATGCACCGGTGCTACTCCACCGAATGCAGGATGTTCAGCCACTCTAATTCCCTGATCTTGTAATCGTTGTCCTAGGGCAACAATATCTTTGCTTCCGCCGCCTTGGCCCGCATTTTTTCCTTCTTTTAATACCTCAACTTTTCCTGCTTTAAACCCTTCAATTTTTTCCATGGCATTTAGCATAGCAGTTCTTTGTTCAGGAGTCAAATCACGCAGCGGAGTATTAGAGTTTACCCCTAATGCTTTTACAATAGTGTTTATGTAGCCTCTTGTATCATTTTCATTAGGCGGAGCATATTTACTGATTGCTCCGGCAATAGTTTTGTTTTTATATTTGCTAGTATTAAACAGTAGTTCCTCTTTTGCTTTGCGACCCTGTTCATACGAGGAGAATACTGCAAAACCTCCGGATTGCCCTACTGCTCCCTGACTTCTTGCAAAATCACCAGCCCTAATATTTCCGGGGTTATTATTTCGCCAAGCTAGTGTCCCTGTTCGTTTTTCTTCTCTGCCATCTTCATATTGAAGGTTAGTATATCCCGCGCCGCCTCCTGTTACCTTTGTCGCTGATCCACTTGTGCTGGTTGAGTCGCTGTCGGCATAATTAGAGCTACCAGGAGAGCTATCAGGAGAGCTACTAGGAGAGCTACTAGGAGAGCTACCGTCAGTGCTTGCGTCCTCGTCTTCTTCATCAACACCTGCTATTTTATTTAGGATCTTTGAAGCATCAGTTAAACTTCTTCTAAACTGCATCATAGATTCTTCAGTGAATCTATGTCGTTTCATTTCGGCTTCTCTAAGACTATCTGTGCTTAGTGCAGCATCTGCCAATGAAGTCTTGAGTCTTTCAATATAATCAACTACATCAAGCTCATTATCATCTTCCATGGGAGTGCCTAATAACCCAGAAGATTTTCCTTTAACTTTGCTATTAATAGATCCCATTGCATTAATTGATTTATTTTGGTCTGCAAACATTTTTACAGCTTTTGCGAAAGTGCCGGTGATAGTCGCAAATGCTTGCACTGTTTTAGCAAATGCCGTTACAGTTTTAGCAAATGCTATTATAAGTTTACCGAACGATTCTATATTTTTTCCGAATGACGTAGCAACGGAAGAGGACATCCCTTTATTCGGACTGCCTAATTTATTTACAATTTCACCAAACTTCTCTACATGCTTACCGAATGCATCAGCAAACTTACCGTCGGCAGTTGCAGCGGATGCTTTTGCTGCATCTTTAGATTCGGGTTTAACAGCACTTAATTTTTTATCCAAATATTCGGTTTCAGATTTTACTCTATCTGCTTGAGCTTGGTTAGCTAAATTATCCATGAACATAAATCTACCGATATGTTCTATTCCGCGAGCTAACGATGATTGAGTTTTTTCCCAAGTTGACGCTCTTTCCCAATTTTTGTCATCTTGGCTTTGGATAGTTTTAGAGTCTAGATCTTTACCTACACCAGCGGCACCAAATCCTGCATCAATTACGTATGCGCCGCCTGCAACAATCGCAGCACCTTTTGCTGCTTTTAATAGTTGTGCTCCTTTACCAGCAGCGGCTGCTCCGCCTGCACCGGCTGCTCCTGCACCTGCTGCTCCTGCGCCTGCTGCTCCTGCGCCTGCTGCTCCTGCACCGGCTGCTCTTGCGCCTGCTGCTCCTGCGCCTGCTGCTCCTGCGCCTGCTGCTCCTGCACCGGCTGCTCTTGCGCCGCCTGCTGCTGCTCCTCCTGCTAATCTAGCAAGTCCGCCCCTAGCTGCAATTGCAAGTGCAGCTAACCCAGCTGCGCCTGCTAGTGCGATTAATGCGGTGGAAGCAATCCCTAAATTACCTGCAAAACTATCAAATGCTGTTCTTAGAGCAATTTCAGTTTCAGTTAATATATTTCTAGCTTGCTGACGAGAATCTTCTGCTGCTTTACCCTTTCCGGCTGCATTATCATCTATTCTTTTTTGTATATCGGCTGCTGCCTTTTCTTGATCTAAGCCGAACAGTCTGTTGCGTTCGGTTATACCACCGGTACCGCCGACTAAGTTTGCAGCATCAGGGCTTATCGCAGCGGCTATTTTAAGTTGATCCTGAGCCTTAGCAGAACTATCGGTTATAGCTTGAGTGTATTTTGCTGCGTCCTTCGCAGAGTTTATATTTCCGGCCCTAGTTTCTCTAGCTAATTCTTGAATGGTACCTAGGGTTCCACTAACTGCCATAGTGCCTAAACCTTCGGTAATAGGAGCTCCGGCCAGCGCCTGTCCATAACCCCTGCCTGCCTCTTCCCCTTGAAGTGCAGTTATTTGAGCCTTAGTAGCCATTGCTAATTCAACTTGTGCAGCAAGTTTCTGTTTTTCTTCTTCAGTTGATGCCGACGCTATTTTTTTATTCATGTCGGCTACATATAGCTGAAACTGGGTGTCGGCTGCCGCCGCTGCCATACGCTTTGTTTGATCCTCAACACTAAGTCCAGTCATGTCACTTAATGCTTGTAAATTTTTAACATAAGCTAGAGATGTTTTTTGTAGTGTCTTCATTTCGCCATTAAATGAACGTAAAGATAAGCCAGCGCCGCCCATTAACTCAACGTAACCAGCTTGTGCTTCTACTAATTCAGCTTGGCTATATCCCAATCTCTGAAATTCTTGGCGAACCTCAGAGCCGACATTGGCCATTTCCATAAATCTGTTGGTAGAATCTACTGCACCATTACCAAGTTGCTTAAATGTTGACCCTAATTTTTGCATAGGTGCCATCAGTTTGTCTAAATCTTTAGCAGCAAACCCAATCTTATTTGCCATACTAAGAATTTCATCGGTATTGAATGCATTAGCTGCACCCATTTTAGATATTTGATCATTGAATTTTAGAAGCGAATCTGCTTGTGCAAGTTGGTATTGCATCAACATCGTTGCTGCCTTAACAACCCCGCCTATAACAGTGCCTAATATTCCAAAGTTCTTTCCTAAATCTAACGCAGCATCACCGGCTGAACCAATCATACCGTTATATTTTGAAAACGAATGTGTACTGTCCATTATCACTGAACCTAGTGATAAGAATCCATTGGCAACAGTTCCCATTGCTTTGTTAATTCTATCAGTAGCTTCTTGGACTGCTTCTTGTCTTTCTTTTTCTGCCCGAGCATAAGCTTCTTCTTTTTTAGTAAGCTCTTCGGTAGATTCAGTGAGTTCTTTAGTGGCTTTAGTTGCTTTAGCTGAAGCTGTAGTTGATTTATCTGAAGCAGCAGTCAGGTCTTTCATGGATTTCATTTGAGCAGCCATCATGGCATTTTGCTCACTTAAGATTTCATACATTTCCCTTAATTGTTCATTAAGGCGTTCTACAATTTCCGGATCCATACAGTACTCTCAAATTAAAAAAACGGGTATTTTTATGCAATAAATATACTATATCTATTTAGTACTACTAGAACTATCAACTTAAGGAAAAGAAATGGACAATAATCCACTAAGACAATATTTCAGAAGACCAGCAGTCTACATTAGTTTGCCGTCGAAGGGCGAAGGTTATTCTAATGAGGACTTAGAAATGCCAGAAACCAATGAGCTTCCAGTATACCCAATGACTGCAATTGATGAGATTACAGCAAGAACTCCAGACGCATTGTTTAACGGAACATCAATCGTTGACTTAATTAAAAGCTGTGTGCCGAGTATCAAGAACCCATGGGCTATCAAAAGCGTAGACATGGATGCTATCTTGATTGGTATTAGGGCTGCTAGCGGCGGAGAAATGCTAGAGATTGATACTACTTGCCCTAGTTGCGAAGTTACTGCAACCTATAGCATCAATCTTATCGCAGCATTAAGTTCGTTGAAGCCAGGAAATTACAAGGCACCGCTTGAAGTCGGTAACTTAAAAATCAAATTTAGACCACTAGTATATAGTGAAATGAATCAAGCTTCGCTGGGTCAGTTTGAGGTTCAAAAGTTCTTCGATGCACTTTACACGATTGAAACCGACGAAGAAAGAAATGCTGCTAGCCGAGAAGCACTAGAAAAAATCACGTTCTTGACAATGGACATTCTAAGCAAAACCATTGAATACATTGAGACTCCTAATGGCAACGTAGACGATAAAGCATTTATTCTAGATTTCATGAAAAATTGTGATAATACAGTTTACAACTCTATTCGAGACCACAGTGCTGAACTTAAAGAAGGCACTGAACTCAAGCCTGCAACGATTAATTGCGCTAGCTGTAGCCATGAATACGACCAGGCATACAGCATTAACCCAACGGATTTTTTCGGCTAAAGCTTCTTATATCAAAACCCGAAGATATTAAGAAGCTATTAGACCAATACGAAAAAGACGCAGCAGAAATTAAGGCCTCAGCCCTATCAATGTCTTGGCATATGAGGGGCGGGGCCAGCTACGTGGATATACTAAACATGTCTACTGCCGAACGCAAAGAGATAGCCTCTATCATAGAAAGCAATCTTGACATAACTAAGAAAACTCAGTTACCTTACTTCTGATTTAAAGTTGTTCTTCGAACAACTAGACCTTTTCGCTACGCTCGGTCTATTTTTATAAAACTCTTTAGGACAATAACTTTAGAAGGAAGATACATTGCCGGTTTAGAAGCCATGGTAGTGCCCCTGAAAGGCACTACCTAGACTTGGACATTGCCATGGCCTGTCATCCTTTGTTGTCTGTTCCCCGATTAACTAGCTCGTATCGCTGTTAATCGCTACCGGTTGCCCTGTAAAGTTTAATGGGACTGTAGTGAGACTTCCGTCTCTGCAACGCATGTTCTGTGACTTCAAGACAAAGTATATCACAGACTCATTCAGGGTTCGCCTACCTAACGAGAGCCCTGTCGGTATTCCCTGACCTCACGATCAGGCATACTCCAGAATCCAGCCGCATTCATTCGTGGTGCAACCTCAAGGAGGATTGTGACACATGCACAATCATAACGATGTAAGAGGGTTCTGTGTTAAAAAGTGGGGGAAGTATTAAGAGTTAAAATCTGTTCTGTCTTGGTGACAGGTGAGCCTGAGTAAAGTTTAAGAAGGTCTTTATTGAGCTTAAAAAAGTGATCGAATTCCATAATAATCCACTCGCCTGTTGTATCAGAACGATAGTGAATAAAGTTGTCTGCAACCCAAGTGTACTTAGATTGAACAGCGACAAACTTTCCTTTTCGGTTAAACTTCATGTATAGCACAGAGCAATCATCGTCTTCTGCAACGTCCATTAGTTGCTTAATCCAACCATCAATGACCTTGCATTCACCTGTCATTAACAAGTGAAACGGAAAATCAGCATAGCTCTTGCATTCTGCATTGAACTTAGTAAAAGTTTCGCCGGGAACAATGTCACCCTTGAAGCTTCTAATCTGTCCTTCATGAAGGAACTCTTTACGAGACTGATTTTTACCGCCCACATACGCACCACTTCCAGGTGCTCTAATAAAGCTTTCGCCGTATAATTTAGATAAGAAATTTGCTACTTCACGTTCGAATGAAGAACCTTTTGCTTTCTGTGGACTTGTCATACTATAATTTATGTCTTTCAATCAGTCTTGTAATTTTTTATTCTACTGCATCTGTGGCTGTACTATATGTAGTAAACCCGTTTTCTTTCAGCACCTTGAGAACACTGGGAACACGCCCTGCTAGTTCTTCTCGGTGACTTACTAACCAAATAGATTTGTTACGTCTACGTGACATATCTTTAAGAATAGCCATACTATTCTCAACGCCAATGCTATCCATACCACTATCAATAAGTTCGTCAATGAATAGAGTGTTGATTGGGAAGTACAAGTTCTCCCAAACGTCACGGAATGCAAAGCTCAAGCCAAGAATCAATCTGTTTCGTTCGCCTCTAGACAAGTTATCAAAGTCAAGTTCACGACCAAGTTCTGTGATTTCAACGCTTAGGTCGTTCTTGAAGACAACGTTATGCGGAAGACCGATCTTATCAAGATAGTTGGTTAACCTAGCATTCAAGTAGCTCAAATTTTGGTCAATGATTTTCTTACGCACAAAGCTGTCCTTGCTTGTAAGAATATCAATAAGGAACTTCAAGTGATCACCGAACTTACTTAGTTCATTGATTTTGTCAAATGTAACCTCTTGCAGTGCCTTGTTTTCCATATCAACAACTTGTTCAGTGTATGGATCAGATTCAGCAGCCTTTAAGGCTATAGAATTCTCAAGGTTAGCAACGATAGTGCGATGCTCAATAGCTTCGGCTTCTGTATCGTAATGTGTCACCGGAGCTGAACCGATATCCTCAAGTATGCACTGTTCTGCAATTTGTTCAGCATAGGGGTCAGTCTCGGACAACTTAG